CATACCGCCCATACCGCCCATACCGCCCATACCGCCGCCCATATCAGGTGCGCCTTCAGGTCCTGGAGGTAGTGGAGCTGCTGGACCTGGGGGCGTTGCTGCATTTGCAGCAGGTGCTAAATCTTGACCACCAATGTCACCGTCGCCGTATTTTAATTGAACTGCTACACCTGGATCAGTATGTGTTACATATTGTTGAATTAACGGACGTACATCTAAGTCCGGGTCAATGTCTCTAAGTGCATCTAAAAAATCAGGATCGTCAATTAATCCAGCTAGACTTTGGATAGCATTAATTCCGTCAGGGCCACCGCGTAATTCTTTTTCAAGAATTTTGTTTAGTTTGTCTATAGCAACTTTTTGAGAATGTTTATTTGGACTAAACAATTCGTCTTTGTCTTCTAGCATAATACGATTAATAAAAGATTCAAACGCTACTTCTGGATCAAAGCTTTCTTTCTTATGGCTTTTATATCCTTTGTTTTTCATTGAATGCGCCAACGCCCAAGGATTATCAATTTCCTTGTGTTTCTTCATTGCTTTAACTGTACCTTCCCATCCTTCAGGTGCTTTCTCATCTAAGAAGTAATCTGAAGATAATTCACATACTGGTAATTCACTTTCGTCTATGATGTTGTACAAGAACGGAAATACAGTTTTCATTTCTTCATTAAATGTACGTACAGTTAGTCGTTCAATCCAGTCATTCATTATATTTTCTGGAATTACTTTATCTTCGTGTTCAGTAAATGATTCTGCAAATTGTTGATAGTATGCAGGGCGTTGCAATCCGTGTATTTCTTTTTTAACTTCTTCAATGCGTTCAATTACCCGATCTGTAACTTCGCCCATTGCTTCTGACAATTGCAATTGACGATTTACATATCCTTTAAATTTACGCAAACTTGCTAATTCTTCACTAAGTTTAGTTATATGTTTGCCAATTGCATCATATGGGTTACCACCGTGTTTAACATGTTCTGCTAATGCACGAGCACCTGGTAAATGTTTATACGGGTATTTAAATCTTTCACCATCTGAATTTTCTACGTATATACATTCAATATGCATAGTACGCCCTGCTGCTAGCTCTGGGTTAATAGGTTGAGTGTGTTTAACTATTAAACGAGCTTCACCTAAGTCTTGGTAACTTATTCTAGAAGTTCCAAACATTTTACTTTCCATCATTGGTTGTTCCTTGGGTTTTGCTTGAAACTGATAGTCTCGTTTGTCTAAGTTGCTCTTTCCGATATTTTGTACATCAAAATTTAATAATCGATTTTTAGCAAATTGTCTAAATGATCTTATAAATTTAAATGCGTTGTGATGTGTAGTGCCAGAGTTGTCATTAACTAAATCTCCACTAACTTGTACCACAATACCGTCATCTAAGTCTAAAGTAATAGTAATAGTACCAAGTGGTTCGCCGTCTTCTGTATATTGAAACTCAAAAAATCTAGCACGGGGTATATCAACTTTTTTACTTAATACTTCTGCGTTTTCGTCACCCATTTTAATATTTGGGAAACGGGTTTGTATTTTACCATAAAGGTCTAAAGCGATTTTATCTAAGTTATTGTCCATGTTTATATTTATCACATATTAGAGGAAACAAATATTGGTAGAGGTGCTTCCCAGTCCTCAAATCGTTCTTCAATTCGCATTCTTTCAAACACCATCGGATCCCATTCTGCTAGTATATCAATCATTCTTACTACTAGTAATAATGCTGCTACTAAATCATCATGCTGTCCTGGTTTACCTTTAAAACTAATGCCGTGTGCAATAAAAGATTTTAATTCAGTAATTAACGGTTTGCTATTAATAACCATTTTATCTTCTTCAACAAAATATTTTAATTTTGAACATGCAGCAATTTTATTATTAAAGGTTGTATTAAATCCTTTGCGGAATTTACGAACATGCCCCTTTCTGCCCGGTTCACTTACAAATAATCCCGGAAATGTGTCTTCTCCTAAATTTTCAATTACTACTAGTGCGCTCTCACCAACTGTGTTATTTTCTACAGACCAATATATAGCGTTGTACTGATCCTGCCCTAATTCGTCTTGTATATACAATAATACATCTCTAAGTAGTTTTACCTGTCCCTGAATTGGTGTTATATTATGGTGCCATTCTGCAACTTGCACCATTGATGGTAATTCAAATACTGATATTGCCGAATAGTCCCCACCTGTTCCTAAACTAGGATCTAACGCAATTAAATATAAATTACCTGCAGTAGGTGCTTTATACCATCGCACTTGCCCCATTTTCATTAGTGGTTCTTTACCATACAGCTCAACTAACTTCAAACTGTTTATAAGAGTTTCGTCGTATACAAGAAATTCACACCCGTATTCACGTCTAAATTTTTCCTCACCTATACGACCAAGCTCTTCTTGTTTCCATACTTCATCACGATCTGGATGATCCCACCAATCTGATCTAAATCCAGAAAATCCGTTAATACCAACTTTGTCATCTTTTTCATTACCAAATTCGTCAAAATATTGTTGACTTTCTTTCCATATAGTAGCAAATTGATCTTCGTCACTATTTGGAGTAGATGTAATAATACACCGTCCACCAGTTGCTAGTGTAGGAGATATAGAAGTCCAAAACTCTGCAGCAATGTTAGGTTGTAAGAACGCAAACTCATCGCAATACAATAACGAAATACTCATACCTCGTCCTGTAGTACCAGTAGTAGTTTGACTTACAATACGAGAACCGTTATCAAACTCCATAGACCCTTTATTATAACTTACTACCCCTGCACGTAAGAAGTCTGGACATAGTTCGTATCCGTATCGTATACGTTGCATAATCTCTTGAGCACCAGTATATTTGTGCGCTGCAATTAGAATAGTTTGATCTGGATGAAACATTGCAAACCATAACAAGTACGCAGATGCACAGGTTGTATTATGACTTAGTATGCCATTAGAATAAAATCTATGGTCATTAGAATCGACTCCTAAATCATACATGTTTTCAAATATACCACTGTTAGAAATACTAACAACTGCATACGGACCGATATCTGTTAAAATTAAGTGTCCGGGTAATAAATCTTTTACAAATATTTCATCATATGTATCTGTGAATACAATGTGGTCATCAGCACATTCTAATATACGGCCATCTGATAATTCTAGTTTCCATATTTCATATTCAATTGTTTGTTTAACGTCTATAAGTGGTTGGTATCCGGTATCAGTTTTAATACTCCAATCTGATGCATCATATACATTAGTAAACTTACGTGTTATTGTATCAGAAATTTTATGCATTGATGTATTGCCTCTTCTTTATTTTTTTTGTAATCTTGTTCTCTAATATGAAGAACTGAAAAACCACTATCAATAATTAGTTTATCTCTAGTAGCCTCTCTTAATGGGTTTGTTTTAGCAGCAGAGTGCCAATATGCACCATCAAACTCTATAATTTTCTTATTATCTAAACATATAAAATCTGGTCTAATATATGTAGATCCAACATGTAACACATATTCTTTATTTGTATATTTGACCATTTCTAATTGGTTTAACGTAGCATAATATATACTAGGTTTAAGATGGTTAGGAATAACTTCCATAATCTCGTTAAATAACTGTTGTGATATTTTAGAATAGTTTACCGATTTAAAGTTTTTGATCCATCTTTCAATTTTTAATTTCCATTTTATAGTACCTTGTGTTGTACCGTACTTTGCTGTAAAAAATGATAGATCGCGTGTTTGAAATTTCTTATACAATGCAGATGCTGCATCTATATCACCATCAGTGTGATCAATCCAATATTCAATGTTAGTTTTATATTTGTGTTTATTTTCTGCTAAATCTATTTTTCTATTTTGAATAAAGTTGTCATGCCATTCTTTATCATATCCATTTTTAAATTTAGAACTAAACGGTGAAAACTTCCCGCCATGCTGATATGCAGGATTGTTACTACCTTTCATCTGATCACGCTGGTGTTGTGTTTTCAATGTTAGTAAACTATACGTTTGTTTATACGTAGTAGGCGACATGTTATGCATTCTAATGTGTGTTCCTAATTCTCCAGTTTTAGCTTCGCAAATTTTACAAACTAAATAATCAACCCCTTCAGTTTTATTAGCAAATTTTATTTCACCTATACGTCGTGCGTTATATATTGGGAAATCATCAGCTAACACTGCAGTAACTTGTCTAGCAGTTTGGTAACATGTTGATGTACAATATCCATTCTTAGATACATCACCGTATACTATACCGCAAGTTTTACATACACAGTTATTATTCTCTGCTATTGCACGTATACGTTTACTAAAATTAATTGATGTTGGAAACATTTTAGTTTCCAACATGATGTCGTCTTTATAGAAAACTGCTAACGGGTGGCGTGTTATATTATACTTACTTGCTTCTTGAGTTATTTGATTGCATATCGTAAAAATCTTTAATTGATATTTCATATTCTTTACCTGTTTGATTATTACGAATATTTATAACAGTTGTATCACCTTTCAAACATTTCCCACTTTGGCGAGGTAACATATTAATATTAAAACGATGTGCATGATAGCAATTTAACAGATTAACCTGATAATCAAATGGTTCAAATAACAACTTACCTTTTACCGAGTGCTGAATATGAAAAAAGTATCTTGAAAAATAAAGATATCCGTTATCAGGATCAGAACACGATTGCAAATCAATAATGTGTTGTTCACTAAATTTTTCTGTCTTGTGTGCTTTCTTTGTAAGGACACCGTCCAACGATTTACTCATATATAATCCTTGTTTGTATTTTGTATTTACAAGAAAAAGCGGACATATCGTCCGCTTTGTGAGTTAATCTAACCTTGGTTTTTTAGGAGGTTTTGATGTATATTGAAATGATAGCGTTATACGATACCCTTTACTTTCTTTGTATTCTTTATAATCATGTCCTGCTTTTTCAGCTCGTTGTTTAGCTAATTCAAGTTCTGTGCTTCCGTCTAATCCACCTTTAAAGACAGCCCATACTGCATGATCAACTAACACTGCGACATTTTTTATATTTAAGTTAGACTCAACTATCTTTTTTTTTGTGTACGTTCTTTAACATCTTCGTATAACGATGAAAGATGTGTAACTAGTGATTCGTTACGGATATTCCACGGGTTGCCGCCGCCTGCTTGTTTAACACTTTCTCTACCTTTACTTGCCAAATCGTCCCCAGTAAATACAGATGCATCAAGACCAAATACTTTTGACCCTTTATCGCCTTTTACTGAATTCTCATAGTCGTCACCGATTACTATTTCTGAATTGTCATCTTTAGGTTCGCTGTGATGATCTCCGCTAATGCCTGTTAATATATCCATTAAGTCACGGATGCTATCTGCACCTTTGCTATTAATTGTAACATTCATACTAAGAGAATCGTTATCATGTGCATCACTACCTCCTACCATAACTGCAGGCATTTCCATACCGCATTCTTCAACTGATAAATTTTCGTCAATTTGTTTCATTGTTTGCATTAACTGTGTAAAGTCCATTTTATTTTCCTAATGTAGCTGTTGGCAGTGTAACTTTTCTAGAACCAATTGGACTAGGAGAACCTTTCTTATCAGCTTTTACACTCTGTGCTTTTTCAGCAGGGGCTTTTTTTGCTAATAATTTGTCGTTAACGCCTTTATATTGGTCGCCTTGATGTTTAACTTTTCCAAGTTCTTTTAACATTAACATTGCTTGAGTTTCGCCAACTAAGTGTTGATTATTTTCTTTTTCATAATCTTTACCAAGTAATGCTTCACCTGTTTTTTCATCATATTGGTGATTTAAATCTAATTCTGATTGTTCTTTAAGATTGCGTACTTTAATACAACACTCTGAAAGTCCTAATGATTCTGCAGCAAGTTGACGTACTTGAAAACTAGTCGCTGGGTATGTTAATACTACATCATACACCATTGCGCTAATGTTTTTGTGATCAGGAAAGTCAATTTGTGTTTCTTGTATAGGAGTACGTGTGCCACTTGAGAATGACTCAAGTGTGAATCTTTCTAATGCACCTTTAAATTTATCAATTTGGCAAGTGGTAGGGTCACCTACCACTTTAACCTTAAATTCATAAACTTGTTTTGATTCTACTAAATGTTGTCTAAATGATTTCATAATATATCCTTGATAGTGTATTTATTTCATATTCTTTAATTTTTCAATCAAACTGTTACGATCTGTAACAATAAATCCATCACCAGGAATATTAATACTAGTGTCTTCCGGATGTGTATCACTATCTAACTTTTGTTTTTTAAGTTGTAGTTCGATCATTTTGAGTTTTTTATCTATTTTTGCTGACTTAGCATCAATTGCATTTTTAAGCATGCTAGCTGCTACTTCAAATACTCGTCCACTGTATCTAGCTTCAACGTTCATTCCTAAATCCATTAAGTCGTCATATGCATCAGTTGCACGTTGAGCAAGTGCATCAAACTCGGAATCACTAATGTCGCCTAGTCCTTTTACTTGAGGCAATGCAGCTGATATTTTATCAAATTCTGCAATGTCTCTAAATAGAGGAGTTGACACAGGAGGAGGGGGAATTTGCACTGCTGTTTCTTTTATGATAGTTTTACTTTCTGGTAAATTTAGGAGCTCTTCTAATTTGCGTGTCATGAATTATCCTTATATAGTGTACTATTTAAGTTATTTAGAACCGTTGTGAAAAATATCATCTTCATTAATCACTCTAAATGTTAATCCATTTTGTTTACAATATGCAGTAGCTGCTGCCCATTTGGCTTGATTTTTAATAAATTGCGCTTGATTGTATTTGTTCTTTCCTACACGTTCTAATATGTGTTGACTTGCAGGTTTTATTTCAATTACTTCGTGATGTAGTTTATTGTGTTTATCTACATATTGAATAAAAAAATCAGGTAGATAAATTGTATTACGATTAGTTAGCGGATCTCGATACGGAATAGTTATAGCTTCACTGGCCCACTTTTGAACTCCGGGATTAGTATCACACATATTCATAAAATTCCATTCCCAAGAACTTCTGTAATACGGAATTTTAGTTCCAACATACTTTGCAGGGTTCTTAGGAGTAAATTTTCCTTTAGCAAATTTACGACTACTCATACTAATACATTTCTTGATTCGTAAACGTTATCTATATATGAAACTCGATAACCAATTAAACTTGTTTTTTCGCGATATGCATTGATAATTTGCGCAACAATTTGATTTAGTTGAATTGTTGGGAATGTTTTAAGTGTATCTAATAATACAAATACATTAACATTATCAGCTTTTGCTTGATTTAATAACACAATTGCAGTGGCCCTGGCACTAACAAGATCAAAGTCACGCCGTTGGAAAAAGCCAACAACTGCATCAATTTCGTCAGACGGAAAGGAAATGGTGTTTACAAAAAACTTATCAAAAAACTGTTTAATTTCAACTTCACTAGATGCAGCTGCTGGAGGTAAATTTGTAATCATTTTAAATTCCTGCTGTGTATTCTGGAGGTATTTTTCCAGTTGTTGTTGTTGTTAGATCACCTGCACCTGCCAACACTTGTGTTGCAACAGTAGTATCGGTATTATCAGTAGCTTGTGGAATAGCTATGCCTTGGTTACTACTAGAAATGACAGTTTGATATATTGCAGGGTTAACTGCGTTTGTCGACGCTGTTTTTTTAGTTGTCACAGGAGACGCAGCAACAACTGAATCGGTTGTTATAAGACCCGAAGTTCTAGTAAATGTTGGTGATGTACTAATATTTCGTGGATAATCACTAGTTATTGGCGACATAGTCCAATCGTAATGTACTGCTCCGAATCCCTCCATTTGTCCACTATCTACATATCCTGTATCATACGATACTGCTTCATATGCTAGTTTCATGTCAAATGCATGTGCAAGATTTTGAGAATAATCAATTTTACCACCAGTCCACGAGGTAATAACAGGGTTAATTAACTTGTAACTAACATACTCGTGCCTAGCCATTTGATAGATAATAATATAATTAAAGAATGGTTTTATCTGTCCAGCATACCCGTATGGACTTGTAATAAATGAAGATTTGCGAGTTGCATTTTTATTATATGCACCTTTAACTAATGTAGCATTTGGGTCATTATAATAATATTTGTAATATGCTTGCCATAATTGGTTTATTAATCCCATATTATCGTCATGAAATGCAATTTGTGCATCACTATACTTATGTTGATATTGTGCAACTTTTTTTCTATTATATTGATTTAATATATCGTGTTGAACGGTGTATGCCGGTAAGTCAACAGACTTTACTAGCAGATTAAGTTCTTCTTTTAGTGTGTGTAATGTTGCAATGTTAACATTTTTTAATGAAAGTGCTGGCCAATTAATGTTAAACGCAACATGAAATAAGAACTTGTTTTTAGGTAATAATCGAAAGCTGTCGTCCGCAAAAATCCGCGATGCATGTTGCTGGCATCTAATTTGTTCAACCGGGTCGCCTTTTAAATATTCGTTAGGTACGTATGTCATGCATATATTTATCTATTTAATAAACTGTATACTTAATACATCAGTCATAAAAAAGCCCGCTTTCACGGGCTTTTTGAACTTGTGTTTTACGGAGCAACTCCAGAGCCGCCCATAAGACTTGAACCAACTACTCTATCTGTTCCTTGCGTGGCACCGATAGCGCCACCGGCGGTTTGGACACAGTTGTCTGGTTGGATAGAAAGAACAATTTCCATTGCGCCAGCATCTGAGTAAGTTAATTCGCCAAATGTAGTGTTTTGGATATAACAGCCATAACATTCCCAAGTTTCTAAAATAGAACCAGGGTCTTTAAAGTTGCCTGCGTTACCACCATCTAAAACATTAATTGTCATTCTGAATTTATAATCACCTGCAGCAGCAGAAGAACTTTGTTCAAAAAAGTCAAATTGTTTCTGATTTTGTTCACCAACAACTCTGTTAACAATACCTGTTGAATCGTCACGTAATGTAACAGAAATTGGTTTCCATGTAGGTTTCCCTGCATAGTTAATTTTACTGTTGTATACGTCAATAACTTTGTTTTCAAAATCAACGTTTGGTCTTGCAGCTTTTACTACTTGTTTAGTTAATTCAGTAGTATCAGACGCAGCTAGACCTAAGCCGTCAAATGTTATTTTGAACCGGTATTTAAGTTTAGGCATTAATAAGCCTGTGTTATCAGCTCCATTAATTGGAACTGAAAAATTTGATAATGATGAAATCGTTGCCATTTATATTCTCCGTTTATCCTAATGTTTTAATTTCACCGGTATTTTTCAAACGTAGCGGAATGTAAATAAATTCCACTGCTTTTGTTGGTTCAATTGCGACATCAAGGTACAATTCGCTGCGATCAATTCTTGCAGGTGTATTATTTGTAGTATCGCACACAACAACGAAGTCATACAATGCACGTTGTCCCATTAATTCAACTAACATCGACTCTGCAGCATGTTTAATTTGTCTACGTGTTGATTCGTCGTTTGGTTGGAACAAGTACGGTCTAGACAACAAACTAAACTGTCTACGTAAAAATACAACTAAACGAGCAACGTTAATACGATCTAATGAACTTGCATTAGATGCACGAGTATACTGACCAAAGTTAACAAATCCAGATCCTTGAATAAATGTAATTGGATTAACTTTAATTGAAGCTAACGTATCACGTTGTCCGGTATTCAATGCAACAGTTTGCCATTCTTTGTTTTTGTCAATGTAGCCAACTGCGTCAGCATTATTAATAACACCACGTGAAGTACCAGCTGGAGCAAACCACGGATAGCTAACATTGTCATTTAACGCAATAGTACGTAACATCATGTAACTAGGCGGAACTACAATTTTATTTCCTAAGTTGTCGCTAGTAATACCCCATGGATAAAAGAATGCCATGTATTCATCACTTGCTACTAGTCCTTTGTCACCATCTTCTGATACTAATGCAGCATTGCTGCCCCAGTTACTTAAAGATGTTGCATCTGGTGTTAAACGAGCTGGTGTATCTGCAACGATAAATGCAGTAATACCGCGATCGTAGTTTAATATTTTCATTTCACCTACTAACTCTGGATAGCCAGGAGCTGCAAGTAAGTTGAATACGCGTGATTCTTCATCGCGAATTTGTTGGTTTGTGTTAACCAATGCTTGTAATGATTGAACAACTACTTTGCGTTGTGCAAAACGACCAAATGCACCTGATCCGTCTTCATTGTTAGCAGCTTCGCTAATCCATGTATTTGGATTATAGTTAACCATTGCTTCGCTGTTAAATCTCAAATTACGAGTTAATACGTTAACATGATTTTTTGCAAAACGTTTAACGTTAAATCCGCTTCTACGCAAATTCCACAATAACATACCTTTTGGATATAATTTTGGATTTGGCGCATCAAAGTCTACGAAATCAGCAGCTGCTCTATCAGCGTCGCTTAATCCAAAGCCGCCTAGTAATTCGTGAATTGTCGATGGCTCAGTTGCAACACCATTGTTGTTCCATCTTGCATCGGCAAATAAAACACCGTTTTCTGTAGTTTGATCTGATTTATCAATTAACTGCCATTCTTTAGGAAAGTTGTTATATCTATAAATCTGCGGATAATTTTCTTCGTCTGAAGTATCAATCCAAAGATCACCATCTACAAGTGCAGTTTTGTCAGATTGTAATGTTGGTCTAGATGCACTAATGATTGGACCTTTTGGATCAGTTGCACCAACACCTTGACCATGGTCAACGTTACGATACGCTCTCCATGTAGTGCCGTCTTTTACCATAATATCAACGTCGTCTCTGTTAGCATCATACCAAATTTGACCGTCTGCAGGATTACCTAATGGAGCTGAATCACTTGGAACTACAAATGATGCATCTCTGTTAGTATTGTATTCAGACCATAAACTTGCAATATATAAATCAGCAGCATTAGTTGCTTCGTCATTACTATGTTGATAGAAATTAGTAGTTAAATTAGGATCAAACAATTTTTTCAATGGTTGTCCGCCAATATCTTCAAATTCAATATCTCCGCCAATAATGTGAGAAATACGAATTTTGTTAGCGCCTACTAATTCTGCATGAACATTACTGTGTGCAGTTGGGATATTAATTTTAGTTAAGATTTCTTGAATAATATTAGCAACTGTTTCAGTAGCTGATACATTAAATGATATCGTTCTTTCAAGTAATACAGTAGAACCTAATTGGCTTTCTTTAACTTTAAACGAATAGTTACCTGATGGGAACGTACTGATTGTAATTATTCCAGACTCAATAGTAGTAGCAGAGACATCAGCACGACGATACATTTTAAATGATGCATACGGTTTTACTGATTCACCAACATTATACTTAACATACAACGTATTTCCTGCAATGTTAATACCGCCGCCTGTTGGATCAAGCCCAGCTAATGCAGCGCGACCGTTAGCATACAGTGGTGCTTTTGCGCCAACCCATGATGCAGTTTTTGCACTATATTTACTAACAACAATATCAGCGCCTTTATTTACGTTTGTAATTTTAACCCATATAGATCCAGTTGGAATACCGTTTACAGTATCTGCGTTAATTTCATCTTTACGTTTAAATAACGGTACGTCGGTATGCGCTGAAATATGTAAAACAGGTGCTTTAAATATAGTTGAATCGTCTGTATCAACAGTAAATCCAAATTCAAATTTCACAGCAGTACTACTACTAGTGCCGTTTAAGTCAACAGCTACACCAGTTGAATAAATTTCTAACTTGTTGTTAATTGATGCAGCAGCAATACCTGCGTTAGATAATACTTCAATACTATTAATTGCAAGAACTAAATCTTCTAAAGATGTATGTCCAGTTAATATTTGATCATTAATCGTAATTGAATCAGTTGCTAAAAGTTCAACTGAACTGTTTCCTGCTTTAACAGTAGGAATACTAGATGTCCAATCAGGTGACCCGACTTCTACCCAAGTACCTGCAGGATTAAATGATTCAAATGTTTTATACCATAATTTAACAAGACTAGATACTGCAACTATTGCATAATTACCACTTGATCCGATGCTTGCTTTTGGTGTATAATCACCTGCAGCAAAGTTTAATACTTTAGTTACATCAGTAATAACAAGAGGAACAATGCTAGTAAATGTTTGACCTGATGGTACATTTTGAAGAGCCGAGTTCCACAAAAACAATCCCCATTGAGTACTGTTTGTTTCTAACCATACAGTTCCGTCAGCAGGTACACCACCTGGGATAGTTGCTTTTCCATTAAGTTGTTCTAAGTCAATTGATGCACGCGCGACATATGCACGATTACTCACACCTAAATAGCTGTAAGCAGCTTGCAAACCATATTCGTTTTGCTCGCCTGCATGAATTGGATTATTGCCTGTGTCAGTTTTAAATACCGGTGTACCAAAGGTATCAATTAAATCTTTTTGACTAGTAAGTAAATATACTTTACCGTCGTTTTTTGCTAAGGTTCCAGGAGCAATCCCTGTGTTTGACCCGTTTAATTTATTTGAAGCAGAGGCAACAAAAATTAAGGGTATTGTACCGGCGCCGGCGGAAGTATAAAAACTTTCGTCTTCAACTGTAACGCTTACACCTGGTGAACTAAGTTGAGCCATAATTATAATCTCCATATATACAAGTTCTAACTGTATTTATAGTAAATTGTAATTTTATAGCATTAAACCTTAACTATTTCTATTACTTTTGCGTATAACGAATCGAGTGTGTCGTTATTTTCAAGTACATGATCAACTGTTAACCCGTACCATGCCCATTCACTTTCATGAATTCCGTATTGTTTTAACATTAGTATGTCATCTATATTACCAGTTAATGCGCCGTTAACAAATTGATACCATTCTGGTTCAGGACCGCGTTTTACCCGAATTATAATACCACCTAAATTTTTAATAGTTTCAAACTCGTTAGGAAATCTACAATCGCTTATAACTACATCAGTACCTACATTACGTAATTTGTTTTCTAAACTAGCAATCCAAATATCGTCATGGAAACTTCGTCTACCAACTTCAGTACCCCATAATTGCAGTATTAATCGCGGTGTCAATTGCGGCATTCTTAATTTATCTGCCCACCATTGATCAACTTGTTCACGCCATTCTCTTGACTCTTTAGTTTGACCTTCGAGTAATGTTCTATCCCATCCAAATACTGCAGCAACTGCATCTTTTAATGTACCTGCAAAACTTTCACGTTTAAAGTTATGCTCATCTACTAAGTATTCGGCAATCGTGTCTTTGCCTTCACCTATGTTTCCTACAATTCCAATTATCATAAAATTCTCCTAAAAAAGCATTATACACTATTTTTAGAAGTTTGTCAATCTAACCCAAAATAAACGAATAACCAGTTCCGCCAGAAATATAAGTTTCAAGTTCTTTGTCAAGCGCAACAAGTTCTTCTTTACCTGCAGTTTTCATGTCATTACCGTTTAGTGTAATACCACCTCCTGGGCCTGCAATAGTTGAAAAAAGACTACGTGCTTCTCCTAACATAATTTTACACGTTGCAAGTGTGTAATCACGCAACCATTGCTTTGCATAGATATCAGTTAACAATACAAAATCAGGGCGATAGTTATATGATTTGATTAATATTTGTTCACCGTTTGCAAATGGTCGTTGTAAGATTGTTAAGATATGGCTTTGTGGTTTCCATTTGAATTCAATATAACTACCAAACATTTTACCAACTAATTTTTGATATCCTGCAAATAATTCGTAAGTTGCAAGTCCGCCCATCATACTTCCACTCATTAAGTAAGTGTTAGTGTATGCTAAGTTAAATGGTTCAAATAATGTGCCGCCTGCACCTATACCAGACCGTGAACCAATAGCACGTCTAAATACACTTTGTACTTCTATAATCTCATCAGGCAATCTGTAATCGTTTTGATCTTGTATTAATTCTAAAAAGCTGTAACTTTCTTCTACAGCATTTGGACTGCGTTGTCTAAAGCGTGTTAATGCTCTGTCTAATGCAGTTTCGTAATGAATAGGGTCGAGGTCCAGATCAATCATACCCGAACCTAGCATAGCTTGCACATATTCAAATACTTTGTTTCTTTCTATCAATGATGTTGTTTCGTCAGACATAATAGTTCTCCTACTATATTTATCGTAAGATAAATATGATAACACTCAAGGAGAAGTACTTTGCCCAGATTAAGTTTATATAAGCCGGAGAAAGGAAATAATTACAGATTTATTGATCGTCAGATATCAAGAATGTTCCAAGTTGGAGGTACAGATGTTTATGTTCACAAATATTTAGGACCAAAAAATCCTTTAGAAGGAACAGCTGATCAACCAATTTACGATGTAATTAAAGAAACAAATATTCAAGATTTATTGTTTTTAGAAAATCGTGATCGCAAATATGAAGAAGAAATCTATCGAATTCGCGGGCATTATCAACTTCAAAATCTTAATTTTAATTTAAGCCAGTTTGGTTTGTTTATTGATAACGACACTGTATTCATGACAGTACACCTTAACGATATTATTACATCACTCGGTCGTAAACCATTAGCGGGCGATGTGATGGAATTACCTCATTTAAAAGACGACTTTGCATTAAACGACTTTGATGTAAGTATGCCTAGATTCTTTGTTATAGAAGAAGTTGATCGACCTAGTGAAGGATATAGTGCTACATGGTATCCGCATTTGTACAGAATTAAACTTAAAAAACTTACAGATAGTCAACAATTTTCTGATATATTGGATAAACCAGCAGGTGAAGATTCTAATTATGCATTACGTGATTTATTAAGTACTCGTAATAAAGAACTAGAAATAAACGATGCAATAGTAAGACAAGCCGAAGCTGACTCGCCGTTAAGTGGTTTTGAAACTAGACATTTTTATACATTGGCAACTGATCCTATTACAGGACAAACATTGTTAACTACAGTTGATTCTGATGAAATAGATACTAGCTATGCTAGTCAATTAGTTGATGGTAATTCAAACATTAATGCAGCCAGTCTTAATGCAATACCGTTACGCACCGGTTATACAGGTTACTTATTTGGTGACGGATATCCGCCTAATGGCTATGTATTTGGACAAGGGATTCGTTTCCCAGAAATGGTAGCTAAGGACGATTATTTTTTAAGGCTTGATTTCTTACCAAATAGATTGTTTATGTTTAATGGCCAACGATGGTTAAAAGTTGAGGATAATGTACGCATGACGTTAACAAATACAGATTCAAGACAAACATTAAAAGCTGGATTTATTAACAATAATAAGTTTATGTATACTGACGAAATTGCAACAGATTACGTTAAACTATTCAAAGGCGATACAGAATTTGTTACTGCAATTAACGAAAATAGTGTTGGATTATATCTAGTTCTTAAGTTAGAAGTTACAATTTTAGATTTTGCAATTGCAGACTATGAATTGTTATGCACAGTTGAAAATTCTGTAATTAAAGTAACATTGCCAATAATTGATGATACACAGGTTACTATTCCGTTTGACGGTGCATGGCGTGTTAGTATGTATAACCATAGAGAAGCAGAACGTCAAAGTTTATCAAAAGCACTTAAACCAAAGGCAGATTTATAATATATAAGTAAAAGGAGATTATATGCAACATTTTTACGACGGCGCCATAAGACGGTACGTTACGCAAACAATAAGAGTTTTAAGCGAATTTACTGTTCGATATAGCGACGGCACGTTGCATCGTGTACCAGTTGCATACGGTGATGCTGATAGACAAGCTGCAACTATTATTAGACAAAATTCTGAAAATTCTGTAAACTCAATACCAAGAATTAGTGTATACATATACGGTTTAGAATTAGATCGAGAACGATTATCAGATTCTACGTTTGTTAGCAAAAAACAAATTAGAGAACGTGATATTAACGGAAATGCGTATACTAATAATTCAGGACGTAACTATACAATAGAAAGATTGATGCCAACACCATTTAAGTTAACTATGAAAGTTGACATATGGACAGCAAGTACTGATCAAAAGCTACAGATTATGGAACAAATCTTAATGTGGTTTAATCCTAGTTTAGAATTGCAAACTACTGATAACTACGTAGACTGGACTAGTATAACTGTGCTAAATTTAGACAGTGTTACATGGTCAAGCAAGGCTATTCCTGTTGGTACAGACACGCCAATAGACATTGGCACATTAACATTAAGTACGCCTATATGGATTAGTCCTCCTATTAAAGTTAAACAAATGGGTGTTATTACAAAAGTTATTTCAGGAATACACGATGTAAATTCAAATTATATTTCAGGGTTTGGATCTGATTACATTGTTCCGGAGTCACTGCCGTCAACATTGTTAACAGAAGTTGTTACAGTAATGGAAGATTATACAATTGAAGTATATAACAACCGTGTAACACTCCTTAATTCAACTGAAAGTAATTTAAAAAACAATTTATCATTTGATATGCCGGAACCTGCATCATTGCCAGTTAACTGGAACCAAGTATTAGATTTATATCCTAAAAAGTTTGTATCTGGTGTGAGTAGATTATTCTTAATTCAATATAACAGAACAGAAATTAACGGCACTGTAACAACAGATGATTTTGACGAAACAATTTTGCATGTAAACTGGGATGTAGATACGTTAAATTCTAACACTGGCATAGACAGTGACGGCCATTTGGATACAGATTTTGAGTGGAATCCAGATAATAATAGAATAAACAGTCCTGGAACATTTGATGCAATTATAAATCCATTAACATACGATCCTCGTTATCCAATAAGTCAAGATGTTGAACAACCGTTAGTACCTGGGTTACGATTATTATTAATAGAAGACATTGGATCTGCTACAAATTTAGACGGTGCAGATGCATGGAAGGGATTAGACGATAGTGAGTTAATAGCTCATGAAAATGATATAATTGAATGGAACGGTACTAAGTGGGTTGTAATTTTTGATTCTCAAAACGAACACGATACTATGATATGGCAAACTAATTTGTATACTGGTATACAGTACTTATGGAACGGAGTTGCATGGGTAAAAAGTTTTGAAGGTATATATAAGGTTGGTTCATGGCGATTGGAAATATAAAAGATCAAATTATTTGTAGTGGAGCATTAATATACTCCCAATCTACACATAGATTTCTATTGATTCAAAAATCCTCAGGTAAACATCAAGGATCTTGGGGATTAGTTGGAGGTACTAACTTAGCTAACGAAAACCCATGGCAAGGTCTTACACGCGAAATAGAAGAAGAAATTGGATTTATTCCAGCCATTAAAAAAACACTACCGTTAGAAAAGTTTGTATCTAACGATAGCGTCTTTAATTTTCACACATACTTTTGTTTAGTTGAGAATGAATTTGTACCAACATTAAGTGATGAACACATTGCGTGGGGATGGTTTGATTTAAACGTTTTACCTAAACCAATACACCGAGGTCTAAATCTTAGTTTGCGTAATAAAATTATTCAAACTAAGATTCAAACATTAATTGATATAATTGATAGCCTTTAAGGTGTTAATGACGACGCAATAATACTAATGCAACACTATTCAATTGGTAAATTAGTTCCAATAGAACTATACTTATCTCAAGATTGAGGGGTTGAATACGGTACTTATGTATGTGTAGTTGACGCTAATGTTAAAAATTCAGCGTCAACTACATTTGCATGGAGTAATTTAGAATTCTTACCTCGCAATTTACATACAGGTCTTAAAACAACCTTAAACAACTCTATAATTAAAACAAAAATCGAAACTATATTAGCTTTAGAAGTAGCAAAGTGAGCATTAAGATAATACGTATGTTTTATATGTACACCATGCTCCGGAGGTACCACCGTTACCAGCAGTAACAGAGTTGGCTGTCGTAGAAGCTGGCGCACCAGCGCCTCCAGTTGCGTATGCTAGCACAGATACAGCAGCCCCAGTTCCAACATAGTTGGTGGTAGCAAGACCACCAGTTGATGATAAACTACTATCAGTACCAGCAGAGCCGCCTGAACCACCAGATCCGGCA